AAAAGAAATGCCTGGGCTTTTAATGTTTACTTTGACTAAGGAATTAAAATGAATAGTTTATACAGCTATCTAGGTTATGAATATCGTCCCTGGGACGATGTTGAAGAAGACAACATTAAGACATATCATGAATGTTACAAGCACGGTTTGCGTGTTAGTATGCCCGATGCGTTTTATAACCACAGTCCTTATACCTTAATAACTTTTGAAGAATTTGTTGGATATGTACAGACAGTTGAAGTTTTTATCCAAGGATAATTTACCACGAATTGTACTTGTGGCGGCTGTATTGTATATTCCCGCTCAAGTATTGTTTGGTTACTTAAACTGTGCGGATAATTTCTGCCCAGGTGACAGAGAAGAAGATTATGTGTATAGTATCAAAGACGAAGATGGCAAAACCTGGTATATGGAAGACGGCAAGCCGATTTCTGAAGCAGACTACAAAGAAGCCCATAAAACCCTATTTGAATTTAAAGAGAGAATAGATAATGAACCCCAAAGATAATCCTTTATATAGTTTTCGTTATAAAATAGAAAAGAAAGATATTGAGGATTTTGTAAATAGTTTGCATGCTATACAATCTGATTATATTGAACAGGCTGTTGAAAAAAGTGGATACAAAGACGCCAAAGACGCCAATGAAGCAATTAAGCGTATTATGGAGATAAAATGATCGATGCTGAATTGTTAGTTGAAGATATCTTAGAAGATCGTGTTGCAGTCAAAGAACTCAGCACTGAAGAACTAGATGCTGTAGTTGAAAGTCTGACAGATATTGGTCAAAGTATGCTGGATACTGATCAACACGACATAGGTATAGCTATATTACAAGCACTTGATTCGGCAATTGATATGCACTATGTTGATGAGGGTTTTGAACAGGCTATCGTTGCAGCCGAAGCACGTGGTAGTGTATACTGGGAGATTGAAAATCCAAGCATCCACTAAACGCATAGGTTTCTGTTGCAAATGGATTGACAGTCCCGACCAAACAAACGGGATTAAGCCCACAGACGATGCTAAAAAATATAACACCGGTACGACCACAGTTGCTTGGCTAAATAGACAACCTAGAGAGGTTGCCGAGCAAAAATTATGGGATTTAATGGTAGCAAATATCGAGTCAACAAGACTACTTGTGGAGCGAGTCAGTGAACTCGACCCACATCTTCGCATGGTCCGTCTTAGCAGTGATATTCTTCCTTGCTATACCCATGCTGATTACTCTGGCTATTGGATGGATGCTGGTGTTGTTTCATACGCCGAAAAAGAGTTTGCTCGAATTGGCGCTCATGCTCGCTTACACGGTGTTAGGTTGTCTTTTCATCCTGGCCAGTTTACTGTGCTTGCGAGCAGTAATCCCGGAATAGTTGAACGATCAATAGAGGAGTTTGAATATCATGCAAATATGGCAAAGTGGATGGGTTACGGTCAATCGTTTCAAGACTTTAAGATCAACGTCCATATCTCCGGTAGGGAAGGTCCAGCCGGCATCCGAAGTGCGTACAGCCGACTTAGCCCCGAAGCCCGCAGTTGTATTACAATTGAAAACGAAGAAAACGCTTGGGGGTTAAATGATTGTCTTACCATTACTGATATTGTGCCTATTGTGCTCGATATTCATCATCACTTCATACGCGAAGGAGAATACATATCAGTCAACGATGAGCGTATTCGAAGAGTTATTGATAGCTGGCGGGGCAATCGTCCTGCTATTCACTATTCTTGCAGTAGGGAAGACGTACTTGTTGGGCATGATCCGTTAGTAGCGCCAGATATGACACAGCTATTAGCTGAAGGCTACAAGAAACAAAAACTTAGAGCACATTCAGACTTTTATTGGAATCGCAAGGTCAACGAATGGGCATTAACATTTTGGGACGACTTTGACATACAATGCGAAAGCAAAGGTAAAAATCTGGCTAGTTTTCGACTTTATGAGCAGGCAAAAGAGTTAAACTTGTAAATACTATACTGCCGAAGTTAGGCCTTAGTAGTACCCCAAGCCCACTTCGGTGGGCTTTCTTGTTTTTAGATAAATACTCAATAACAGGGTTAAAAACAATGAGTACTTTTGCTAACGTCTATATCGGATCTGCACCCAATGATGGAACAGGTGATCCATTACGCAATGCTTTTGATAAAATAAATCATAATTTTAGTAATATTGCCGGCGGCAGTAGTGGTACAGTGACTAGCGTTGCTGGACGAACCGGAGATGTTGTTCTGGCAGTAAATGATGTTAAGGGAGCCGCTAGTAATGTTTATGCTCGTAGTTATACCATGAGCAATAGTGCTAACTGGAATGACGAAGTAAACACCGTTGGCACCGCACTAGATCAGCTAGCCCAAAGACTTCGAGACGCCGGCTTTTAACAGATAAGTATACTATATGTCAGCAAACGGAATCGCACACTTAGCAACCAAACAAGCACGTCAAGAGGCTAAACTAGCTTTAGCGGCCACCAAACGTGCTACAGCAGGTACCACGGGGTATAGAGCATTACACACTTTAGATACTACAGAATTGCCCACAGTTTATTCTGGAAATGCAGTAGTAGACAATGCCAACGTTGGGGGCTTGATTAAAGGCCGCCCTTGGAAATAATATAAATACACAAACAGGATAAATTATGAGAGCAAGTGAAATTCTACGTAAATTAGCAGATGTAATTGACAGTCAAGAATCGGACAATCAATCATCTACAGAAATAACAAACCGCCCACAACAAACTGATGTTGAAGTAGATCAACCAACTGATACACAAGGTATCGAAAGCCAAGCACAGGTCAATGTTAAGAGCATGGTGGCTCCGCTACAACAAAAACTTGATCTAATGAAACGGCTAGCCGGTGAAGATGCCTGTGATACATGTGGTGCCGCGCCATGTGCGTGTGAACCCGAACAAGACGAACTATCAATTATGCGTCAGAACGCAGGAATCAAACCAGTCGTTGTTGCTATCGCAGACGAAGACGAACCTTTTGAAGGGTAAGTCTCTGTGTCTAAGAAAACCCAAAAGTTATATACCAGTAGAGTAAACAGTTTAGATGCTAACACTTATGTTGGCGAACGTGGCCGTTTGTTTTATGATGAACCCACAACAACCAATACCGCACCTAAATTACGCTATTCAGATGGTGTAACTGTTGGCGGTGTTCCTTTGTTTGCTGCCGGCGATCGTTGGCCAGCAGATGGTACTGGATTCTTATATGATGACGGTGCTGGAAACTTAAGCTGGAGCTCAACACCAACAAACTATAGTGATGCTAATGTAGCTACGTACTTATTGGGCAACATCACCACCGGCAACGTCATCAACACTGGCGACTATTACTACGCTAATGGTGCATCACTAACCAGCACAATACAAAACTTTGTAGCCAATGTAGATTTTGGTAATTTATACATTGTAGATGAAACTATATATGGTAAGAATACCAACCAAGATATTGTTTTACAACCAGCAGGAGATGGTAATGTTACAGTCGGTGGATCATTAAAGTTAGATAATGCCGCACTAATAACCACTGGTACAGGACCGGTGAGTATTATATCAGGTACTTTAACATTAAGTTCTATCGTTGAGTATTCTACTGGAACCGGTATGCCAGCTGGACATTGGAATAACAACCCTAGCTCAATAGCAGAGCCTTGGCAAATCATTCAGTTCACTACCGATCCTACTAATATTGTTTGTGTAGGCGATAAGCTGTCTGCACCAGGTATGCCGTTGAGTACAGTAGTATGGACCGGACAAAGTCCACATGCTAATACAGTTATTGCTACAGGTACATACACTCTTAATATTGGCTCCGGAATTATTACGCCTGACCCAGGAACCACTGTAATTGATACAAGAATTGTTACTAATGCTGGTTTAGCAATTAGTACACTAGGTAATGTTGACGTTACTCTTTCTCCAGGCAATGGCGGTCAAGTTGTTGTTACTAGTAATGTAGTACCTTATACAAACAATACGCTTAGTCTAGGTACACCAACCACTCGTTGGCAAGATATTTACGTTGGTCCGGCAACAATTTATATACAAGACAGTTCAACAGGAAATGATTTATCAATCGGTGCGGTAAATGGTAATTTATTTGTTCAAGGTGGAGTGGGATTAACTGTGGGCAAGTTTACCCTGTTTGGGAATACTATTGCTCTTAATAATCCAGCCGAAGACTTTTACATTGGCACACAGTATGCCACTGGTAACTTAAACATTAATCGTCCCTTACAAGTTATTAACAGTAGTGGTGTTTCGGGATTTCAGGTTGATCGTAGTGGTCTAACCACTATACATAGTCCTGCATCGTTAGGTCCCACACAGGCCTTATTCAGTGTCATTGGTTCCACGTCGGGTAATGTTCAGCCTAGAAATTTTGCCAATACAATGATACAAGTTACTGGCAACGACAATCAGCCTAATCGTATAAGTTTTGACGCATTCGGTGTAACCGGTAGTCAAAATGCCTATGTTGCTATAGCAGGACGTACAGCCCGTGGGTTAGT